AGAAACGGTTTTTACAGGCAATTCCCAACAAATCACAGGAATGACTCCTGAACAAGTTGATCAATTGGAATAAATTGCGAAGTAGCTGATGCCATTGTTTTTACAGAAGGCGATTGGCTTTCCAAGTACTTATCGAGAGCTTTCATGATATCATGTTTGAAATTATTACTATCGCTATGAATGTAGGGGTAAAATTTTCTTTTACCATCCTTTTCATAGGTCTCTGATGGCATTGAGATCCATCTCTGATTGTCTTTTTTAAAATAGGAAATTTTGTTGTAAATCATTGTGCCCCAATTTTTGGTGACAAATGAGATAGAAAAAGTCGCTATGAGAGAATTTTTATTGATGGGCTTATAGTGCAATATCGTGATCATGATGTTCTTTTATCAAATCTTTCCTTAAAAGTTCAAGATAACATTCAGGGCAAATCATCTCTTTGGTCTTTTCCAAATAGACTTGAAAAATTGCAACGCGTTCACATTTGCATGCATGGATATGTTCGAATTTGTGAATTTGCTGCATTTACTTCTCCAAATACTTTTGCAGGGTTTTGTATTGCTCCAAATCGACATTGAAATATTGTTCATCTTCGTCATCGCAAGTTTGAATCGCTATGAAATAGCGTTGCCCTTCTTCATAATTTTCGTGGATAATTTTTATCGATCGAATAAAATTCTCATTGAAGTAATAAAATTCGTGTTCTTGTGGGTTTCCTGTGTTGATTTTGAATTTCAGAAAATCATTCATGGTATTTTCCTTTCACGCAAAAGCTCGATCATTGTGTTGTAAAGTTGATCAAGACGAGAATTTGTTTGATCAATTTTGGTAGCGTGATCTGCAAGATGACGATCGATGCGGTCAACATCACGATCGATGCGAGTAACCATCCAGATCATGATACCACTATTGACGCCAATGATAGTGAAAACTTGAATCCAATCCACGATTGACTCCTATTTTTTGAGAAAATATTCCTTAACCATCACAAGCTTATAACCTGGGATCATTTTTTGGTAATTCATTTCGGTCAGGTTCTCTGATTTTTTCGAAAATTCATCAACTTCGCATCGAATGATTTTGCCATCATCATAAAATTCGGACCAAACGACGAGTTCTTTTTTCGATTTCGGATTCATTTTTCGAAAACCTCCATAAATGACCGTGGTTGGTTTTTTTTGTGGGGGTCGCTACCATGGCATACCCCCCCTTTCGTTTTGAGCTTCTGGCTACGTTTCTATGACTGGGAAGGCCATTTGTGACATTGGTTCCCGTCTATCAAACATGTTGTGTTCAACCAAAGTGTTTTCTTTTGCAAACAATCGACTGAAAATTCTTTTTCCATGTGGTTCCCAAGTTTCAATTTCTTTTGGAAAATAATTCGTTGTGATGACCGTAGCACATTCAGGATCAAGGCGCGAATCAATAATATCCAAAAAAATGGATTGATTCCATTCTTTTGTTTTATCTGATCCTAAGTCATCAAAAATCAAATACTTCTGTGTTTTTAACATATGAACAATATTTTCTTCGTTTTGATCAGATGAATATGCATCTTTAATTTTGCTAAATAATTGATTCTCTTCAACATAATAAATTCCACCGGCTATGCCATAATCATCGCCAAATTTTTCATGCCAAAAGTTTAATATTGAAGCACATAAATATGTTTTACCAGAACCCGGACATCCATAAATCACTAGAAAATATTTTGGTTCTTTTAACCACTTGCTTATCAATCCGATGTGTCGTCGAGAGCCATCCCAACTTGCTAAACAAGCATCATGATACTGACTTGGCAGATTGAATTCTTTGCATAATTTCTTTACGTTCTTCTTCGATTTCCCAGGCATAGATAATCTTGTCACCATCGCGCCCGACGATTCGGTTGGGGTCATTTTTGAAATCAACTTTTCGTTCATTCGTTTTTTCCTTTTTGGGTAATTTTATATTATTAAGTCCTTGACGCTCAGAATCGATCATTTTGCTCAGATAGCCCGGAATTCCACCGGAATACATTCTAGAATCCTTAAGTTGAGCAGCTTGAATTGCTTTATCAATCTCGTCTTTTGTATAGCCTTCTCGGTAAAGTCGCAGACAAAGATCGTCGTATAAAATCGAAACGACGGGACTTTGAGCACTTTTGCTTTTGAACGAAATCACTTTTTTGTCGATGCTTTTTTCCTCCCTTTCCTTTTTTTCATCGCGCGCGTGCGCTTCTCTAACTTCTTTGTTTATATTGTTATCTTGTTCTTTTATGTCTCGAGATTGTCTCAAGTTTGTCTCATTTCTTGTCTCATTTATATTTAGGAGCGTTTCGTAAGTTTCTTTATGTGTGATGGTTATGATTGTCTTTTTTTGTCTCACTTCTAGTCTCAAAAAACCGAGTTTTTCTAATTTCAATAAATTTCTCTCTATATCGTTTTTGGAAATTTCATCATGGCAAAGTGTTGCTAATTGTCGATATGTTGTACAAAATTGACCTGGCTGAAGTGTAAAAATTAGACCATGATCATCAAAAGGAGTTTTCTTGATCATCACCAACTCAATGAGTCTTTTGAAAATAAATTGACCTTTCAAATTTAAAAGTTGAAAGTTTTCATCATCCTGTAGTGATCTTGGAATTGCAATAAAACCAGACATTTTTGCACCTTGGCGAAAATAGGGTTGCGCTTAAATGTCGTGGATTGATATATTGTGGGGGTCATAACATTTACAATATGTCACTCTAGACATTCGGACCCGGGAGTAGTAGCCCGGGTCTTCTTATTTAAGTGCCTACCAAAACAGCTTTGATAGACAAGCAATCACACTACACCAAATGAAATTTTGAGTCTATACGAAATCTTAACAATCTGCTCTAAAGGCTTGCTTATAAATCTCTATTGCTATTAAAATTTTTATTTGATAAACGATAAACAAAAAGAGAGGTAAATATGGCAATAGCAGGAATTCCTATATTAGATCAAATTCCCTTAGAAGACATTTTGAAGACTATTCACCAAAAAAGTGGATTAATTAATCGAATTGCAGAAGAACTAAAGATTTCAAATGCTACATTCTATACGCTAATGGATAAAAATCAGGAAGTTAAGACTGCTGTTGAAGAAGCTCGTAGAAATCATATCCGATTTTTAGCTGATGAAGATGAGGAACATGTGAAACTCGCGTATGCATCTCTTAAATCGCATCTTCAGGATAAAGATATTACGGCGACAATATTCACTTTGAAAACTAAAGCTGGCTATAATGAAAAAGTGATCTCGGATGCCACTGTGACGCAAATATTTGTGCAAAGTCCGTTTGAGGCGAATGGGCAAAGTAATCCAAATCCCACATAAGTTTCTTTGCAGATCATACCAAGAATCGACTTGGAATGCATGTAGAGAAGGCAAGAAGCGCATAGTCTGTTGCTGGCATCGTGGTGCTGGCAAAGATCTATTCGCTCTTAATTGGTTCATCTGGAAGATGCTTCAGAAACCAGCAGTCTATTTGCATTGCTTCCCCAATTACTCCCAAGCAAAAAGGGCTCTCTGGAATAGTGTGCACAAGACGCACGATGGCGAAACTGTTGGTTATCTCGAGCACTTTCCCCAAGAATTTATCAAATACAAAAACTCGCAAGACATGCGCATCGAACTCACTAATGGCTCAATTTACCAAGTGATGGGTCTCGATGGTAAAAACGCGCAGCTTGCTCGCGGTATGAACCCCACAGATGTCATCATCTCTGAATATGCATATATGGATTCAGAATCATGGGATGTGATAGAACCGCGTGTGAAAGCTAATGATGGTCAGGTGCTTTTCTTATCTACTCCCAACGGCAAAAATCACTTTTATCATCTTTACAATTATGCTCAAGAGCATTCCAAAGAAGGATATCATGCATCACTAATCAGCAATGATGATACGCATATTTACGATGAATCATTCTTCACTGATCTGCGCAATCAAGGTAAATCCGAAGACTTCATTCAACAAGAATACTTCTGTTCATTTGCTCGTGGGGCGCAAGGTTCTTATTATGGCAAATTCATAGAAAAAGCCCGTGAAGAAGAGCGAATTTGCGTACTTAATATGACCGCCAATCTGCCTGTTCATACTTCTTGGGATATTGGCATTAGCGATTCTACTGCTATCTTTATTTTCCAAGTGCTAAAGAATGGCAATATCAATATCCTAGATTACTATGAGAATCATGCTGAGCCATTATCGCATTATCTTAAATATCTCGACAAGTGGAAAGACATTCATAATGCGATCTGGGGCATGCACTTTGTTCCGCATGATATGGGCAATAGGCAAATGACGACAGGCAATGATCTAGTCTTTACAGCAAAAGAACTTGGATATACGATGACAATCGTTCCTAGGAAGACTTTAGAAGAGGGGATTGATTGTGTACGCGCGCTTCTTCCGCATTGTTCATTTCACAAAGATAAGACGAAGTTTGGCATCAATGCACTTGAATTCTATCACAAAAAATGGAATGAAAATCTAAAGACATATTATGATGAACCTCAACATGATCAGTATTCTCATGGTGCCGATAGCTTTCGTTATTTGGCACTGGGTCTCAAGTTTTTTAATGTGAATAACACCAACAAAATCACACCAGAAAAAATAAACGAAATGAGAATCAAAAATTATGGTTATTAAGGAGATCTTATGGACCGCTTGATCAACAAGGTAAAATCTGACGTTACTAAGAACAAAAAGAAAAATGCTTTGAAAGACATAAAAGTCCTCCAAAAAGCTGACAAAAAATTTGATCGCAAGCTGGATAAATGCAAGATAAAGCACTAAAAAAATATTGTCAAAACTGTGGCAATAATTCTTTTTATCTTACCTACATTGACATTGATGACCCACAATCGCTTGCATGGATTTGCGAAGAATGCGAGAAAATTTTAGCAGTGGTAAAAGAAGACGAAGCGAAAGAAATTGAAAAGTAAATTTTTTTTGTCTAGTGTGACAAATTAAAGTTTTAAGTGAGTTAAGCCAGTGTCCATTGAAGATTTATGAAAGGACTGATAAGCATAAAGAAAGGATGTCCAAGTGGTCTAAGGAATATTGGAAGCATAGGAAATTCACTAAATTGGTTTGTAAATACTATCAAAAAACATACAAAACAAGAAATCCTTATCTTTCTAAGAGATATAAAAAATGTCAGAAAAAAGATCATTATGAAAATTCAAGAGAAAAAAGAATTTGTGAATACTGCGCAAAAGAATTAGAAGTTTACAAATATTCTAAAACGAAATTATGCTCTAGATCATGCAATTGTAAGAAAAACCTTCTTGTAATAAGGAATATAAACAAATGTGGACAGCTAGTAATCCAATCGCAAGAGAATTAGAAGATCGCTGGAAAGAAGGACAATCGCTTTGGCAACAATATTGGTACCAGGCTGATTTAGATTTCAAGATGATGTCCGGGCAACAAGACTACTGGAATACATTTTATAATATAAATTACAGAAACCAAAAACAACTACAATTTAATAAGATATTGCGGGTTGTTAATATGATAGATGGTTATCAACGCGATAATCGTTTAGCATCCGTGATAATTCCCGCAGATAACGATAAAGATACAGGCGAAACTGCTGATCAACGCACTACAGTTTTAGACTGGATACATAGACAAGACGGAACCTATGAAAAAATCTCTGATAGCTTTAATGGCGCTGTTACTTGTGGACTCAATTTGCTTCAAATATGGATGGATTTTCGAGAAGACCCAGAAAATGGCGAGATTAAAACACGTCGAATTCCATTTAACGCCTTTCTCATGGATAATTATTGGACAGATCCTTCTCTTAAAACTGATTGCGACTGGATTTGGACTCGCCAATATGTGAGCAAGCGTCAACTTATAAGCTTAATTCCATCAATTGAAAAGGATATTCCATCTCTAGGAAAAGGATATGCAGCAAAAGATGGAAAATTCCAATTCCTAGCGCAGAATTGGTATCAATATCAGCAAGAAATGTATGCCTACGATGAATATTGGACGAAAGATTACAAAATAGGACGTAAACTTCTGGATAAGCATACAGGAGAGGTCGCCGATTGGCATGGCAATAAAGAACAATTTGATATGCTTCGCCAGATCAATCCTAATATCGAGCTCATTAAAGCATCTGTGCCTACTATAAAATGGCATATTCTCGTTAACAATCACCTAGTATATGAAGAACAGTCACCTTTTGGATTGGATCGCTTTCCTTTTGTTCCTTTCCTTTGTTATCATTTCCCTGAAGTTCAAAACTATGCTTACAGATATCAAGGAGTCGTCCGAAATATCCGTGACGCACAAGTCGAACTTAATCGTCGGCGAAACCGCCTTCTAGATATCCTCGATGCTCAAATTCAATCCGGGCTCATGGTTAAAGAAGATGCTCTAGTCAATCCCGAGGATGCATTCTTTCAAGGGCCCGGAAAGATTCTCTATTTTAAGCAGACATCTAATCTTGCATCTGATGTAGCTCCTATTCCTGCTCCTCCTGTTGCTCCAGGATGGCAAGAGCTTATTGGATCAATTGAAAAAGAGATCATGGATATCGTTGGACCTGAAGAACTTTTCGCACAGAATATGGGAGCGAAAGAGATGACAGGCGTACTTATGAAACTTAAGATGGGTGCAGGTTTAACAGGCCTACGCAACATCTTTGATAAGCTTAACCAATCTCAAATGTATGTAGCCGAAATTATCGATGACCTTGTTGTAAATAATTTCTCGGAAGGAAAAGTGACCCAGATTTTAGGTAAACAACCCACATCACAGTTCTTCGATAAAGAGTTCAATAAATTCAATGCAGCTGTTGAAGAGCTAGAGCTTACATCAACACAAAGGCAACTGAAATTCCTACAAGCTGTACAACTTAAGCAAATTAGCCCATCTATCATTGATGATCAATATCTTCTCAAAGTTTCAACTTTGCAGGATAAGAAAGAACTTCTTGAGCAACTTAATCAGAGATCTCAACAAGCACAACAAGTACAACAAGCGCAACTTCAACAACAGATGGAACATCAAGAGATTCTTACGCGCTCGATCGAAGCGAAAGCCCAGAACGATTATGCAGCTGCACAAGAGAGACAAGCGAGAAGCGCATCAGATATTGCCCTTGCCAAAGAGAGAACCTCTCAGGCTGTTCATGACAGAGCATCTGCGGCTCTTGAAAACGCAAGGGCCCTTAAAGAGATCTATCAGCTGGATGAAAAACGCCTCATGGAACTTGCTAACTTCATTGTTGAATTGCAGATGAAGCAGAAGGCGATAGCGGGTGGCGAAGAAGAAGATTCGATCCAAGAATCTCAAGCTCTTGCCACACCTGTAGAAATGTCGAAGATGGAAAGCAAGCCCTCGGCGTTGAATAAGCCTAAAGTTACCCAACCAGCTCCTATATGAACGATCTTCCTTCACAAGTAGAAAAAGATCTAGATCAGATCATCATTGACATGTTTTTGGATATGAATGATGATGAACGCAAATATGTCTATCGCAAGACGAAGCAATATCCGATCGTCAAATATGCTTACAAATATGTCAAGGAGCTTTCTAAGCAATGGAAAGATCAAAATGCTGTCACGCCCCAGTCGTCGTAAATGGCAATACTACAATGTATAGCATATGCACGGCATGCGAGTGTGCAACAGACTATTATTTCGATGAAAAAGAGTATTTTCGTGATGAAAATGGCTCATATCTCACTCCTATGGAAAATTTCAGAAAAAAAATTATAAAAAATTCTAGCCGATAAATCTCACATTCCCTATTCTCTCAGACATTAACCAAAAGACGGGGGAATATTCGTGATAACTATTTATACTAATAATGATACACTTGCAGATATCTATAATGCTGAGGATAAAGCACAAGAGTATGCTAATGATATAAAAGAGTTCCTTATCGTCGATGATATGGATGAGATGATTCGTATAAAAGCTGTGAGTTATGTACTAGCGCATTTATTAAGCTTTTCTAGACTCCCGAATAAAGATATTGCTTTCTTGATTCTGAATATAAAACATGCTGTTGAAATATCTAGGAGCCAAATGTGTGAGCAACCTAGATAAGGCAAAGTTATTAAAAGATCGTTTCGGAGTAGTCTCTATTCCTTTTTTTCAGATGAAATTGAAGATAAGTCATCGTGAAGCCAAAAAATTTTATTTACATTTGAAATGGAAAAAAAATGACTGATTTTACAAAATTAGATGGCACGAAAGAAGAATCTTTGAGAGATTATTCTGAACATGGCATGCGTTTACTCAATGAATCTATCAGTTATATGGCCAAAGCAGGTCTTTCAATCAATTTTGTCGATCATATGCTAGAAACGGCACGAACTCTTTATGAGATCGAATTCAAGAAATATTGGCCAGGAAATGAAGATGAGTGAAAATTTTACACCTGAGTTTTGGAAGAAATTGGATGAAAACATAAAAGAAATGATAATTAATAATGGATTGCAAGATGATGAGGATCTCAAATCATTAATTCCTTACTTGAGAGATACTTGCTTTATACATTCATTTAATGAAGAAAAATCGTATTTTGACCCGAATGAATTTTTCATGTATGTAAATGACATTTTAAGATCATTGAAAGAAAAAAATACGCCATAAAAAGTCAAGAAAATTCAGGAAAACCTTTTTATGAACCTAGTGAGTTTCTATTGTTAGTGCAGCATTTCATAAAGATGCGACAAGGTAAAGATGAAGTATATAACGAATACCAAAGGAAGTGCGGAAAATGTGGTACATAAATCCCGAAAAAACCAAAATCTATAATTTATTTCACTTTACAGATATATATAGTCATGATTCTAATAATGGTAATTATTATATTATTTTAGATCGACCTCATATGAGATATGTTGAAATAGATTTCCTAGATAAAGAATCCAGAGACAAAGAATTTGAAAAAATTATGAAAATGATTAAGAAAGAAAATGATGAAAAAAACCGTTGATAAAGTTGACGAAAAAAAGTTAAGTTCAATTTTCTCAAAAATTGATAAAATTCTTATAAAAAATAAATGCAAAAAAAGTGAAGTGTTCTGTATATCTTTAAACTATTTCATATCCGTTTCTTCTGAATTAAATTTAGGACCGAAATTCATCAAAGCGTTGATAAAAGAAGTTAATGAACACAAGAAAAGAATGGCTGATCATGAATGAAAATGAAAAAAGACACTGACTTATTTTCGCAGACATTGGAATTTTGGCAATCTTTGGGAATCAATGTTATAATTGACATAAAGGATAAAAATGAAAAAAAATGAATTAACAAAAGAAGAACTCTTCGAAGCCATCAAGCAAGGAGTGAAAGAGGCACTCAACGAAATAATGGACACAGGCGTTGGATATAATGGCTTGATAGGAAAAGAACAAGTCATGGATGCAATTAAGCGAGGAGTTTTTGAAGTTTTTGAGCAAAATTTTCCTTGGATTGACATGAAGGAAACTATGGAAGAAGGAATTCGTAAAGCATTTGCCGATAACATACCTTTAGATTTTGAAAAGAGCATAAAAGATATTTATTATGCAGCAGTTGTAAGGGCTAACGGTGGACCTATTATTTAAAAGTCATAAGATTCTGAAACTATGATTAAAGATTTTCATATATGGTCATATATAGGTGGTTTGTTCGATATAGGAGGTTCTGTATCTATAAGAAGATTAGAACCAAGAATGTTTCTACATTAGTCTTTACAATTTTTGCATATAATAACACCGAAAAAAAAGATAGAGATGAATTTTATAGACATTTGGCTACATTTGTCGAGATAAGTCTTGAAAAAAGCATAATAAAAAGTCAAGAAAATTCGGAAAAATAGCTTTCGTAACATAATAGCCATTATCAGACTCTAAAACTTAAGCAACACACATAAAACAATTGACAAAAATGACAAAAAATGTACGATACATCTGCCTTCATTGCAATCACACATTTCTCGATACGAAAATCACATACAATGAAATATGTTGGTCTTGTGGTGATTTAATCTGTCCTTTAGGAGAAGATGAAAGAGAGATACTTAGCATGGTCATGAGAAAAAAGAAAGCTAAAGCTCCTTGGGATCCTAGCTACATTCTCAATAAACGCAACAATCACCCTTTTCCAGAAAAAATCCATTTATGAATTTTTGCCCAAGATGTGGCTATCATGTTCAGCAAAAAGGGAAAAGCAATTTTCAATGTAAATTCTGCCGCACAGAATTCGTTACCTCTATCTATAAAGGATCAACAGGAGAAATCCACGATATCCGATCTTTACCATTAGCGCTCGATTTAGAAAAAAAGAGCTCTTCAGAAAAACTAAACTGAAGAGCCCTAGATCCTAATCGGAGTGTGATTATGATAACTTCATTTAAATTCATTTAGATTTTTCAGTCAATGAAAAGTGCCTTACTCTGACTAAGACGATCAAAGAAAGGCACAAGGAGACACTAGAAGCACGTTAGGTTCTTTTTGATGACCCTATGTCATCATCTTGATCATGAGTTTTTTGAAATAAAATCACAAGTAAATTGCGTCACCATAACGAGCAAGGTACGGTGACGCGCAAAAGGATATCACTATAGAAAACTTTAGCCGGAAAAGACCACCGGCTAAAGAAAATTTTCCCTGTACCTATGTCTATGAAAAATAGGTCTCAAATGCTAAATGGAAAATTTTGATGAGTGCTATCAGCCACTTAAAAATGACTGTATGTCAAACGTTACGGTTTAACGTGATCAAATTTACTTCTAAATCCTCTTTTTAGCAATCATTTTTCTTGTCATTTCACAAGAATTCTGTTATTTATTCGATGTAAAGTAAAATTTTTACTTTACACACAGGAGATAACATATGGTTAAGAAAATGGGTGATCCAGATCGTGGCCCTCCAATGATGGAAGGGGCACATTCTTGGGACAAAGGGTACGAATCAGACGAAGGTGAATTCAGCCCAAATGTCTCATTTCCTGCCGATCAAGAAAGAGGCAATAAGTATTTCGATATGAGAAATGCTGCTGCTAAATCAGATGGCAAGAAATTAGAACGTTCAAAGTTCTCTAAGTACGCTTAAAGGACATTGTATGTTTGATGTAGATGTCCCTTACATAACTTCTGGACAAGAGCTTGGTGAAACGCGTAAAGCGATGGCAAAACAATTGATGAAAGATCTCGAAGAATTCATCAATTCAGGAAAAATGAAGGAAGATAAATACTATTATCTCGTTCACGCCAAGCCATGGCCAAACTACCCAAATACAATCAAGATTAAGCGTATGGCGCTTCGCGAGCGTCCACCTATGCAACTTTCTTGTTTGCTTTTTTGCGTAGATACAAGGGAAGGGAAATTAACCTTAGAATGGGCTTTGCCTGGAAACTGGCCTACATGGTCAGTAGGAGGCACTAATGAGCCCGTACCAGAAGTAATCGGCTCGATAAAAAAACTAGGTGAACACTACAACCTAGATGCCGTTTTGGCCTATTAGTTTTGCTATGGACTACCTCGGTTCAAAAAGGGTCGCCTCCTTTGAAGGGTGTATATGGGCGTTATTATCACACTGTCGCCAAGTGTAAGAGGAAATATGACGGACGAAACACAAGAAGTAGCAGTAGTTGAACAAGAACCAGTTGCAGAAACTCCTCAAACTGAGGAAAAACAGGTTCAAGATCAGCCTAAAGAAGATAATCAGTCTATCAACTGGAAACATGCTCAACAAGCGATGTCTTTACAGCAAAAGAAGATCAAAGAGCTTGAAGAGCAAATTTCACGCCTTTCTCAACCCGCTCAAAAGATGCCTGAAGAGGTCGATGAGTTCGATAAACTCGATCCATTGGACTATGTTACGGTCGAAAAAGCTAAGATTTTGGCTAAGAAACAAGCCGAAAAATCTGCCGCTGAAATCGCTCGTCAAGAGGTTCAGAAGTACATTCAGACAAATCGCGTGGCGCAAGATGAGAAAAGGATGAAAGAGACCTATGAAGACTATGACTTCGTAATGGAAAACTACGCACTTCCATTAATCCAAAAAAATCCCGCATTAGCAGCTCAGTTACAAAGTTCAGAAAATCCTGCAGAAACAGCTTATCTTATGGCAAAGATGTCAACATCATATCGCGAGACAAATAAAGGATCTCCAGATAACTCGAAGAAGGCCGAGAAGATCATAAAAAACTCTTCTAGACCAACTCCTGCAGCATCTGTGGGTTCACCTTTAAAGAGTCAAGCGGATTCTTTTTCCAAAATGAGCAAGCAAGATATCTGGACGATGTCACAGCAGTATGCTAAAGGGGCTTAAAATATAGGCTCTAAATGACAATTACGACAACTAACTCACTACCAGCTCCAGTGCAGCAATGGTTTGACAACGTGCTTTTAAGCCGTCCAATGCCAAAGTTGATTCACAAACAAATGGCGCTGAAGAAAGAATTGCCACCGAATAGCGGCCGTATTGCAAGATATCGTCGTTATACGAACTTGGCAACAGCAACTGTTCCACTTCCAGATAGTGGATTAACACCTCCAGGACAAGTCCTGAATGCAATTGATATTGATGCAAGACTGGATTGGTATGGTACCTATGTTACCATCACAGACCAAGTCATGTTCGTCAACCAAGACCCTGTTCTTAATCAAACAGTATCTTTGCTCGCTCAGTCAATGAGAGAAACAGAAGACGAACTGATTAGAAACATGCTTGCTTCGACTGCATCCGTCATCAATTGTACCGGTGGTGTTAACGGAGATAATCCTACAGAGATGTCCCGCTCAGATCTTGATACTTTAATTTTATCGCTACTTAGTAATGATGCGATCATGATCTCAGACAATATCGAAGGAACTCTCAAATTTGGTACAGCACCAGTTCGTGAAGCCTTCTGGGCTATGATGAATACTGGTATCCTCGATGATTTGGAATCGGTCACTGGATTCATTTCCCAAGCTCAATATCCATCCAACATGAATGTGTTGAATGCTGAGTGGGGTTCTGTTTCTAACGTAAGATTCCTCTATAGCTCGAAAGGATCGACAAGTGCTAACGCATCTTTGAATGGAAACACAGTTTATAATATCTTTGTTACCGGCCAAGAAGCATATGCCATTGTAGAACTGACTACAGCTACAGCCACGTTTATTTATACGCCTCCAGGAGGTCCTACGGATCCACTTCGTAGAATGCAATTGGGTGCATATAAATTCGCACAAGTACCTAGAATCCTCAACGATGCGTGGATATTTAATCTTCGCGCAACACACTCATAAGGAGGATTTATGTCATTTGCAGAACATTTCTCTATCAATGGTACGATTACACTAGGATCAAATTTTCCTCAGTCTGTAAACGTTAACTGCGGCTTTTTACCAAGTGCAGTAAAATTAGTTGATGTTACTGAATGGGGTACAGGATCTTCAGCATATTTACAAGAAGCTTATTGGACAGCATCTTCGCCTACCAATACATTTGTGACATATGCTGCGAGCTCTTCTACTCTCTATAATAACCTGGTAACAACGAACGGTATTTCGCTTTATGATGGTCATAATTCTGTACTTTTAGGAGCACAGATTACAGGTACTACCATCACGAAAGCCAATCCTGCTGTTTGCACAGCTACAGGTCATGGTCTACAAACGGGTCAGCAAGTTATTTTTACAAATAACACCGTGATGACTCAATTGGGTGGTTTGATATTTACAGTAACAGTAACTGGTGCTAACACATTTACTATTCCTATCAATACAAACGTCACTAACTTTACTCAGGAAACAGCCTTTAAGGTAGCTCCTGTAACAGTTGGGCCGCTATATTATCCACAATCCGCAACGATTACGGGTATCACAGCTGCTAACCCAATGGTTATTACAACAGCAATCAACCATGGATTAACTGCAGGTCAGCAAATTAGAATTCGCGTTCCAAAAGCGTTTGGAATGACACAAGCGAATAATTTGACTGGCGTTATTACAGCAACCACTGCGACCACAATTACTGTTGGCGGTATTAACTCTTCCGCATTTACAGCATTTTCGTGGCCGGCGACAACTTCTGTGCCATTTAGTCCTGCACAGGTGATCCCGATTGGTTCTGGTCCAAATGCATCCACATTTGGCAACGTAACCTATTATCAAGATGTTCTTGATGATGCTACGTTGAATAACCAATTCCAAGGTTTCACAATTGGAACTAACATCTTCCAGACTACGGGAACATTCATCGTAGCTGCATCAGATGTTATCTATTGGGAAGCTTATAGGTTCGATTCATAGAGGAGATATCCTCTGGGGGCAGCTAGACTCCTTCTGCCCCCTTAGGTTAATTTATGTTTAATCCTGAAAGATTAGCTATAAGTAATATTACACAGGCAAATCCAGCTGTGGTGACTACGTCAACCAATCATAATCTTACTACAGGACAAGCTGTACGCATAAATGTACCTAAAAATTATGGAATGCATCAGCTAAGCAAAAAGATCTATCAAATTACAGTTTTATCCCCGACAACATTTAGTCTTCAATATTCTCAAGTTCCACAGATTGTAAATGTCAATTCAACAACTTACACCGCTTTCACGACACCAGCAAAACCATCTTTTACTGCCGAGGTTTTACCTGTCGGCTCTGAACCTACACCATTAACAAACACCCAACCACAAATAACTTTGGGAATAGCAGATTCGCTTTTAGGAGATGCTACATCCAATGTGAGCACTGTGGAAATACCATTTTAAGGAGAAATATGGCAGCTACAATAATCAAAGAAAAAACCCCTCTCATTCATTCTAAAATCAATAAGACTCCAGTGAACACTGATTCAATCGAGGCAATGACGCCTGACAAAGATAAAAAAGTTTATGGCAAATTTCTTAACATTGAATACCCTGGTCAAACTGCAAAAATATGTTGTAGACTATATAGAGGAATGCCATATTTCCAAATGACCATGGTTGATGGAGAAACTTATACAATTCCATTATCTGTTGCGCGTTTTATCAATGAAAGAATTCATTATGAACCTCACCATTTCATGAGAGATGAAAAAGGCAATGAAATCAAGGGTCAAAAATCAATGCCCAGATATAAATTTATCATCGAGGGTAACGCGTGAGCACGACTTGGGACTTAAATCGTCTTAGATATACTATTCGTAGGATTACTGGTAAACTCGACGTTACTCAACTTCCAGATACATCCTCAGGCGAGATAAGCATCAGTAATCCTCCTGGAATTGATGATTATATCAATGATTTTTATCTCTATGATATGCCGGAGCATTTTCGTACGCTTCGGCTTCGTGATTTTTATCTTTTTAACACCATTCCGAATTGTGGTACGTATGCTGTTCCACAAAATGTTATCCAGATTTACGATCCTATATACATCGACAACTATCAATTTGCTTGGTATCAAGATCCAAATATTTTCTATCGAAACTGGCCTGAATTTAATTTTATCGATACCAATATGTTCACTCCAAATGGATCAACGTTAACCTTTACTTTTACGTTAACTCAAGCACCGATACAACAAGGTACAGTTGTCATTGGAATGATCCCAAATTTGGATGGTGTCAACTTCCCTATCCCATTAGAAACATTTACAGATCAAGATCAGCCTATCCCTTTAGATATTCCTATCCAACAATTCTTCCAAAATCCAGGTCTTCTCACAGGTTCTTTTGGAAGTTCAGGCACAATTGATTATTTATCTGGAGTTGTTACATTGACATTCTTAGACGCACCACCCGCTGGTTGCTCAGGAAATGTCCATTATCATCCTTATGTTGCCTCTAGGCCAAGAGATATAATGTTTTTCAACCAAAATTTGTATGTCAGACCGATTCCTAATGACACCTATGCTGTTAAATGTATTGCTGAAGTTCTTCCAACAACAGCACTATCAGCCGCTACAAATACAGTTCAAAGGCCATCTCTTTATGTCAATCCTGATACTACTAATACAAGTGCTCCTGCCGAAAATACGGTCATTATACAAGGTTTCTCGGGCAACTCTGGATCGCTTACTACAGATCTTCCACAATTTAATGAATGGTGGCAACTGATTGCCTATGGTGCGTCTTTAAAAATAATGAAAGAAGAGGGTGACCATGAGCAGATTGCGATTTATAAACAATATTTCGAAGAACAGAAACTTCTAGCTCAAAGAAAAACTCTCAAGCAGTTGGGATCACAACGCATCACTACAAATTATGCAGAAAATCAAAGCACAGGGAATACTTGGCCTATCTTTCCCCTATACTAATTATGAGTGACTTATGAAAGAAAAAGAAATGGGTCTCAACTTTTATGACAGCCTAAAGCGTAAGCGTTATAAAGAAGTCAAAAAAAGACCTCAGCGTCAAAAATTTAACGATGAATTTTTCAACCCAATGAATACCGATATGACATCGGGATACAGAGTTTCAAAAAGGATTGTATGACCCAATATAAAAATATCCCTCAACCTGGGGATCAGAGAAATCAATCTCAATCCGATATCCTTAATAACTTTCAGTATTTATGTACACCTCTCAATGCACCCACTGGAACGACAAACGGAATATTACCTGTTGATCATCTAGCCTCTGGCAATAACGGAGCTAATCCAAATGATGGTTTTCATCAGCAAGTTAGCTTTGTTACAACTGGAACTGCACCTACAAATCTTACAAATGCAGTTAATAGCCAATCTAGTAACGGAATTTTGTATATAACTCCTAATGGAGGATCACCTAATACACAGCAGTTATATTTTTATAATGGAAGTTCAGGAGGTACTAGTGGTGAGATGAACTTTCCGATTTCATGCATCAAAGCCTTTGGGTTCTTCACTGCTAATAATGCCACTGTCACTTTAGCATCAGGTTCTTTCAATGTTGCTAGTGTCGCCCGCTCTGGATCAACTAATGGTATATTTACGATTACCTTTACGAATAAGTTAGGAAGCCTAGCTTATGTCCCATAGGCTATGGCATCAAGGCAAGACAATAGCAATACACCTACTATCGTTTCGGAATACAATTATGCTTCTACACGAACTCAATCAGCTTTTACAATCCAAACCAGCAACGGAAGTAGTTTAAATGGTACTGTTTATGTTAGTTTCGCAGTCATAGGGATTTGATGTACGATCCAATTTTCATAGGACCTTATAAATCAGGTATAGTCCAATATTACAAACCATATGCTATTGGCAATGACGCGTTTACTAACCTAGTTAATGCATATTCTTGGCGCGGTGTCATAAAAAAAAGACAAGGTAGCACAATCTTAGCAAGATTGCCGCAATGGTCTCCTTCAGGTGCAACCATTAATAGTATTACGAATGCAAGTCCCCCTGTGGTCACAACAAGTTCAGACCATGGTCTGTTAACAGGCGATATGGTGTGGTTAGAAGTTGCTAAAACGACCAATGGTTCAATTAATACAATCACACCGGGTCAGACAACAGTGATCACCACTAGCGGTACTCATGGAATGAATGCAGCGCAAACAGTTTATATATCTGGGATCACGGGTACGATTGGAACTATTCTCAATGGCAATACTTTTTATGTGTTATCCACAACAACCAATACGATTACACTGAATGTAGAGACTACTGGATTGGCTTATACTTCTGGAGGCACCGTATATGTAGGAGGACTAAATCTAACATCATTTCAAATCACTAAGACTGGTTCATCTACATTTACTTTACAAGATCTTTCAGGTGCGAATGTTGGACCATTCGGGGCAGCACAATCTGCGAATATGTACCTTCCAGTAGTCGGTACGAGAACCTACTATGTGACATCTTCTTCGGTTTCTTTCGCAGGTGACGAACAGCTCATCATGTTCCATCCCAAGCAAGC